CAAATCCCATTACAACTTCTGCAGCTTTAAACATAAGAGCCGACTACAACGCAATTTTCAAGAAGTTCGCAAATTTCTGTCAACCACCCTACTTAAAGGGCGGGACAAGAGGTGATTGTATTTTCATTGCAGATGTCCTTAGACAAATTTTAATAACTGGATCCAGTACAAAGATTCTAGACAATCAAGAGCTTAACTTCCAAAAAGATGTATACTGGCCAATCCGCCATCAGTTTGAGCTTGCAAATTCCTCGTATGCATGTGTATATGGTAACTGGGCGAAAGTTTACGATGATTGGATCGGACAGCAGGTATGGGTCCCATTCTCAGGATTTGCTGCCGCAGCCATGGCAAGAACAGATGCTGCAAAATGGCCATGGTTTGCGCCGGCTGGATTTACTAGAGGTTTAATTGACTGTAACGACTTAGCAATTAACCCTAATCAAAAACAGAGAGATGAATTCTACAAAAACAATATTAACCCAGTAGCGTTCTTCCCAGCACAAGGCCAAGTTATATTTGGTCAAAAGACCCTCAGTAGGAAGCCAAGTGCATTTGATAGGATTAATGTTAGAAGGTTATTCTTAGCATTAGAACGGCCTACTAAGAAGGCCGCTAGATTCTTTGTATTTGAACAAAATACCATATTTACAAGGACGCGGCTAATTAATACCTTGACACCTATCTTCGAAAATGCTAAAAACAATGAAGGTGTTTATGACTATTTGATTGTATGTGACGAAAGAAACAACACTCCAGATGTAATTGACGCAAACGAGCTTAGAGTAGATATATACATTAAACCAGTAAGAACAGCTGAGTTTATCTTAGTAACATTCTACGCAACAAGGACCAGTGCTAACTTCGAAGAACTAATTACAGGATATTCACCCTAAGAATCGCATTTTTTAATAAATAATATTATGGCATCTACAGTACAAGATTTTTACGCAGCAGCGCAACGAGGATTAAGTCGGGATTTTCTTTTCCGAGTAAATGGAATCACCGGTCATGCAGGTGGTGCTGATATGGTAGGAGACGGTGACTTGGTCTTTGCAACGGCTGCATCACTACCAGGACGAGTAATAGAAGATAAAGTGGCAAATTACTTTGGTCAAGAGTTCCATCTCGGTGGAAGAGCGACTTATAGCAATTCATCGGGATATCCAATAGAATTTTATTGTTCAGAAGACGCAGGGATCCGAAAAAGCCTAGAAGCTATGTCCAACGCAACTTTTCGCTTTGGTGTTGGTGCATATGGTATTGGTGAAGCTACTATCGATTTAGCTATACTCAACAAACAACTAGGCGCAGTTGCAACATGTAAATTAGTTGGAGCGCAAATTAGGGAAATAGGAGATATAAGTTATATAATTGCTGATGGTACAGGTGAAACAGTTAGATTCAGTGCTACTTTTGCTTACCAATGGTCTGAAATTGGCTAAAAAGGCCCTTTCACTAGATCCGCTCTACCCTTTTGTTTGTCGACAAAGGTTCCTCGATTAAATAATTTATATGAGCGAAGGTCTTATTAAATCATTTGCAGGAGGTGTACAGCTGCCTCATCCTTTTTTATGGACAGTTGATTTTGATGGGGGATTTGCCGCCGGTGCCGGGCAAGCGGCTCAATTATTAGCTCAGGAAGTAACTATACCTAATGAAAGTTCTTCTTTTGCTGAGTATGGTCAGGACAATAGAGGTGGATTTATGCCCGGGTATGGGCTCATACAGAGAGAGAGCTTTTTAGCTAGGTCTCTAGCTATTAATTTTTTCGAGAGTGGGACTGGAGATATAGAGCACGATTTTATAAGACCATGGATGATAGAAGTTGGCACAAAAGGATTAATATGGAATGGAGGTGAGCTTAGAGGTAATATTACAGTAAGACAATATCACAATACTGGGGGGATGCGAAAAGGATATTCATTTCATGATGTATTTCCAACTAACTGCGAAGGGTTTACAATGAATTACGGGTCTCAAGATTTTTTACAAAAAACAGTTACCTTTGCTTGCAGAGAATATACTTTGCTATAATTAATTTTATGCAACTTTCTTTTAGTCTTCCTAATCAAAAGGAAGTAATAACTGAAGAGTTTTTATTTAAAGACATAAGACAATTTTGTTCATATGAAAAGATCCCTCTCTCTCAGTCTATTAAAGTTTTAGAGTCTTTTATACATACGAAAAATCTTAATGTCCTTGAAAAATTCTTAGCTTTAATTTTACTAAGAAAGCACTGCCTAAGTGATATTGTTTCCGTTAAGTCGGCTAAGGGCAATATCGAAATGGATTTAAAATATATAATTAAAAACATTGGTAATGTTGCAGATATAATGCATAAAATCACAATTGATGGTGTAAAATACGTATTAAATTACCCCACGCAATTTAATACAGGAAACTCAGATTCAATTCTTTCTATAATTTATAGCATACAACTAGATGATGAAAAAATTATAGTTAATGACTTAACCAGTGATGAGTTTGACCAATTAATAAATTCACTGCCAAAAAAGCTATTCAAATACTTACAAGAATATGTGAAAAACAACCAACATTATTTTACAGTAAATATTTGGGATGAGAAAAAAACGTTAAATATTAGAGAGGCTAAGTTAAACGTCTTATCTGAAGAGTTTAGTACATTTATAGTTACCCTTTTTCATACTATGGATCATCTAGATTATAAAAAAATGTTATTTGTATTATCAAGCAGGATTTCGGACGTAAATTTTTTACTTAATTGTACTCCAAAAGAGATTGATGACTTTTACAATTTATATAAAGATGAAGTGCAAAAACAAAATCAAAACTTGCAAAAGTAAATATCCAAGTAAATACACTTATGAGCAGTACCGTTTCTAATTTTATTTCTAAGCTGGATAAACTTAATAGTAACAACTTAGAGGTCTTTATACCCTCACAAAAGAAAACAGTAAAAGTTAAATCTTTAAATTTAAAACAACAGAAGGATCTTATTTCTTCTGTATTAGATGGTATTAAAGGGTCTTTAGATTTTACTAAAACCCTTAATAAAATTATAATCGATAACTCTGGTCTAGATGACTTAAAATTATATGATAAACTGCCCTTTATTATCAGTATGAGGAAGGATTCGTTAGGAAATGAAGTACAGAGAGATGATTCCGGAAAGGTCGAGCTACAAAAGATTATAGACAGCTTAAAAAATACTCCATTCCAATTAAAAGACGAAAAAGTAGTCAAATATGAAAATTTAAAAATAGGGTTAAAAGTTCCTACTCTAAAAGAAGAGATTACACTGCTAACAAAAAGTGAGCGAGATATTGATTCAAAAGATGATGAGTTTAAAGATAGTGTTGGTACTCTATATCTGTTAGAAATTGTAAAGTATATTCAGAGCTTAGAAATTGATGAAGAAGTTATAGATATGTCGGTAATTAGGATAAGCGAGAGGATGAAATTAATTGAAAAGTTACCTCTTGCTGTGTACAAGGATATATCTAAATTTATTCAAGGGATTAATAAGTACGAAAGAGATGTCCTAACTGTAGACGATTATGTAGTGTCGATAAACTCTATCTTTTTTGATTCCGGTAGCGATGAATAAATATAGGTGTGCCACCTAAAAAAGAAACTGAAGACTCCGTAGGGACAATGATCGGTCTTGTTAAGAGACTGGAAAAGGTTCAGGGTGCTCCAGCTGCAGGGCAAATCCGCCAAGACATTGTTCAACACAAGAAGGTAAATGCTCAGCCGCAAGCAGCTGAAAAAGCACGCTTAATAAATGAAACAACCATATTTTGGGATACTTATTATAAGTTAAAAAGTAGATATGAGGGTGATCCCAGCAAGGGAAAGACAAAAATGGGCGCAGGGTCACCGGCGGGTGCAGCGGTAGGAACCGCTGGGGCTGCATTAGCAGGTACAGCTGCTGTCGCTGGTGGAGTAGCAGCAGGAGGCGGTGGAATGGGTCTTTGGGGCATGTTATTAACCGCTGGAGGTCTATGGCTGGCTCTTAAGCTCTTAAAGAAAAACCCAAAAGTAAAAGCAGCTCTTGAAGATATCGGAGGAATGATGTGGGATAAAGTTAAAGAAGGATGGGATTGGTTTAAAAAACAATTTCCTGAACTTGGCAACTTCCTCGAAGGTATAGGGAAAAAAGCTGAAGAAATTTGGGATGGTATAACAAAGAAATTTGAAGAATTTTGGGACGGTCTCAAAAAGGAATATCCTGAATTCTTTGCATGGGTGGAGGAATTTCAAACTAAGATGGGAAAAATTTGGGATGATCTAGGAGAAGGAGTCAACTCAATTTGGGAACGCATAAAAAAGAAATATGAAGACATTAAAAACTCGGTGAGTGATTTCTTTAGTAAGGTAGGAGATAAAGTAGGAGGTGTTGGTGATAAAATTTCTGAATGGATATCAGACACATTATCACAAAGCCTAATAAAAACAGTCAACGCCGTGATGGGGCCTTTGCTTGATCAACTAGCTGAAATGCTTTCGGTTATCCCGGGAATGGGTGATATGCTGGAGGTAAGAGCCAGGGGTCAATATGAGAAAGAAATGCAAGAGGGTATAGATCCCCGTAAAGAATGGAGGGCGATGATTCAGAGATGGCGCGACGAGGAGGATCCCGGGCGCAAGAAGATTTTAGAACTAGAAAAAAATAGGTTGAAGGAAGTGTATAAACTAACGGAAAACCTCTCAGCAATTTCCAGGAACCTGGAG